ATGGCCCGCCGTCGCGACGATCTCACCGAACTGCCCGAACGCGTGTACTACGACCAGGGGTCCGAGTGTGGCCGTCGGGGCTTGTACGACTGGGATCAGTGGTTGGACGGCCGAATCTGGGAGCTTCGGCTCGACGAGGATTTCTTCGTCCCGATCCATCAGTTCACGCCGCATGCACACCGCGCGGCGGCGCGACGGGGTCTTCGATGCAGTGTGCGCAGGTTGGATTACCGGCGCCTGCTTATCCAGTCCCGCGAAGCCGACGAGGTCATGTCATGAGCCGCGAGAAGTGGCTGGCCGCCCGGCTCGGCGAAGCCCCACCGCTGGCGCCGGAGCAGCGTGATCGTCTTCGGCGACTGCTACCCGCACCAGACCCATTGCGACCTCACGAACCGCACGGAGGGCATCGTGACTGACCACGTCAACCGACTCCGGGACTGGCTTCGTCCGGGCCACGGCGCCGTGCTGAACTTGCAGCGCAAAGCGCTGACCCTGTACACCAGCCCCGACGAGGCCGCACAGGGGGTCACGTACGAGCTCGCCAAACCCGCTGACCTGCTGGACTGGGATCGAGCATTCCGCAGGGTCGCTGCCCGGGACGCCTGCGTCGCGGCGTACAACAACCGTGCCCGAAGGCTCGCGCTCCACGAGCGGAGTCACAGGCAGGAGTTGCACCTCTGGAGCGTCGAGGACGGCGCGCGGTGAGCGCTACACAGCAGAGCCGCCCCGCGGAAAACGGGGCGGCTCTCCAAGAGTCTCAAGCTAACTCGAAGTCTAACACGGGTACGACGACCGGTATTGAAACCTGGTCTCAGGACGCACTCGATGCAGAGTGGGAGCGGCACAAGCTCCATCTGCAGGAGTTGGACCACACGCAGGGCATTGCTGAGGCACTCGTGCCAGCGGCGCACTTCTACGGTCGCTGGCTCCACGACTCCTCGCGTCCGGATACCGCGCTTGCGCATGAGGTGATCGAAGAGGTCTGGGGTAGCGCCACCGCGCTCGACGATCTGGGGCTCGTGCGCCCGGTCGCGAAGGCGATCGCCGCAGGGCGCAGGAGTCCGATCATCGCTGTGAGCGCCAACGGCATGCCGGTGCCGACTGCAGCCGAGTACGGGCGACTCATGTTCGAGCGCACGGCCGAGGCCGAGAAGACCAAGGAACTGGCCCGGCGGGAGGGTCGCCGCCGAGCAGATGCTGCCGAGGCACAGGCAACCGTCGCGCCGCCTGCCGCACTGACGGGCACTCAGTTGCTGGCGCAACCGGACGACGAGGAGGTTTACCTCATCGACCAGCTGTGGCCGGCGGAAGGCAACATCGTGCTCGCCGCCCAGCGTAAAGCCGGGAAGACGACGACTGTGCTCAATGTGGTGCGGTCGCTCGTCGATGGGCAACCGTTCCTGGGTCGCTACGCCGTGACACCGTTGCGTGGCTGTGTCGAGGTCTGGGATCTCGAAATGAGCCCGAAGCAGTACCGGCGGTGGCTCCGGCGTCAGGGGGTGATGCACACGGATTGGCTCACCGTACGCCACTTCCGCGGCAATGTCGCCTCGCTGAATCTGCTCAATCCGCAGATCCGAGCCCAACTAGCGACCCAGCTCCGGGCGGCCAACGTACAGGTGCTCGTCCTGGACTGTCTCCGGCCGCTGATGGATGCGCTCGGCCTCGACGAGAACCGTGACTTCGGCCGGCTCTCTGGTCCGCTCGACGCGCTCAAGGCGGAGAGCGGTGTGACCGAGTTGCTCGTGGTGCACCATGCCGGGCACGCCGACCAACCCGGAGAGGCTCGCAGCCGCGGTGACTCGCGTATCCGGGACTGGCCGGACGCCGAGTGGTTCCTGGCCCGCAAGGACAAGGCTGACGCCTCGCCGCGGATGTTCTGGACCTTCGGCCGTGAGGTCGACACGAAGAAGGCCGAACTCACCTATGAAGCCGATCACGACCGGCTCTCGTTGGGGCCAGACTTCTCGTCGCGGATACGCACGCTGCAGCAGGTCGGTGTCCACGGACCGGAGAACCCGAAGGACGATCCGGACCTGTACAGCAAGGTCGTCGAGATGATCCGGGACTACGGCGAGCCGATGGCCGTCAGCACGATGCTGGAGGGCCTCGACATCCCGAAGTCGACGTTGCAGCGGTACCTCAAGCTGTGGCGAACGGCGAAGTACCTGCGCGGCGTGCCGCTCAGTACGCGTAGCCAAGCGCTCGGCTACGAGGTTGTTGAGGAGAAGCAGCCCCGTTCGATCGAACCGCTCGACTTTCCTGGCGTTTACGCAGGTCAGCGGCCTGTCGAGGGGAGTCTCAAGATCACGTCTCACGTCTCACGAGACCAAGATCAAATAGAGGGTTACGGCTCACTCGTGACTCACCAAGAGATTCGATCATGAGACGCGAGAAACTACAGGTCAGGCCCTACGCGTCTCACGTCTCGATCACGTCTCGTTCACGGTTCAAGATCACGTCTCACCGGCTCACCGACTATAGGAGGTGAGCCGGTCGTGAGACGCGAGACAAGGGAAGACAGGAAGGCGAAGGCTGAGCCTGAGAACACGCGAAACCAGACAGAACGGGCTGGGGCTGGTGGCAGCGAAACGACAACCTGCACAGCTCCCGCCGTCAAGGAAGCTGGGCTGAGCCGGGCAGTGAGAACAGGCGAAACCGGACGAGACGGCAGATACATGAGCACCGCATGGAAGAAGGGCAGTAGCAGGGCGTGGCGCAAGGTCCGCGCTCTGGTGCTCGCCCGTGACGGCCACCGCTGCCAACTCAAGCTCGACGGCTGCACCACCGTGGCCACTGAAGCCCATCACACCCGGGGACGGGAGGTCAGCGGTGACGACCCCGACCACCTCATCGCGGCGTGTGGACCGTGTAACAAGCGTGCCGGTGACCCTCGACGACACGACCCGCAGCCACAGCCACGAACACGGTGGTGACGTACGCGCGCCACCGTCAACAGCGGAAGCACCGCGGGCCCTCGTTCCCGGGGTCGGGGGAGAACAGTTCTGGGACGAAGTGGAACGTGGCGATCACGATGAACAGCAGGACGAAGGCGCCCAGGATCCAGAGTGCAGCCGTCCCTAGCATCATCAACAGAGCCGCTGCGGCTCGGCCGATCCCCATAACGTGCTCGCTCCTCGACGGAGACGGTGGGTGCCATAGGTCATGGCGGTCTTCCAATGGAGCGTCGTCGTCCGTCGTCACGTTGTACTGAATCGGCTGACATGGCCACCCGTTACCCAGCCTCGTTTTTCACGGGCCGTGATCGCTCTGGACATCCGCGCCCTTGTGTTTCTCTCTCCCCAGGGGTGTGTCGGCGGTCGCGGGTGCGTGGTGGTGTCGGTGTCGAGCGGTATTGTTGTACCGGGATAGGTATACCGTTCGGAGGTTTGCGTGGCGCGGGAGTCGGGTGGGCTGCAGTCGGCGGAGCGGCTGCTGGCGCCCGCGGTCGCGGAGACGCTGGAGAGTCTGGAGTTGCAGCCGGAGGACGCGGCGGTGTCCAAGCTGGCGGAGCGCTACGCCCGGGAGATCGACGGGGCGTCGGCTGCGGCGGCACAGGCGGAGAAGGTGTTGCGGGAGGTGGGGGAGGACCCGGACACGGCGGAGCTGGTGGCGGCGCTGAAGGCGAAGCTGGGTGCGCGGTCGGCGATGGAGAGCCTGGGTCCGAAGCTGCTGGCGGCGCTCGATGCGCTGGGTGCCTCGCCGAAGGCGCGGGCGGCGCGTGGCAAGGGGGGTGCGTCGCGTGGCACGGCAAGCAAGCTCGCCGCGCTCCGCGCGAACCGCGCCGGCTGAACGCGGTGGCGGTGAGTGTCGGCTGAAGGCTTGCGTGGAGCCGAAGTTCGCCTACGGCTACTGCGAGGGGCATCTGCGGGAGCGGCGCCCGGCCGAGTGGGCCAAGCGGCGCGCGGACGGGCAGCGGCGCCCGCGGGATGGTCGCCCGCGGGCGAAGCGGCTGATCGGGTGCACGGCGCCGCGGTTGTTCACGCCGCCGTTGCGGCGGTTGACGCGCAAGACCACCCGCGGTTTCGAGGTGGTCGACTTCGCGCGGGATGTGCTGGGTGAGCCGCTGTTGCCGTGGCAGGAGTGGCTGGTGGTGCATGCGCTGGAGCTGCTGCCGGATGGGACGTTCCGGTTCCGGACGGTGCTGGCGCTGGTGGCGCGGCAGAACGGCAAGACGCATCTGTCGAAGACGTTGGCGTTGTGGCGGCTGTATGTCGACGGGGCGCGGCTGGTGCTGGGTGCGGCGCAGGATCTCTCGATCGCGCGGGAGGTGCTGGAGGCCGCGAACGAGACGATCGACGCGGTGCCGGAGCTGGCGGAGGAGAAGGATCAGTACCTCACCGCCAACGGCAAGGAGGGGCTGCGGCTGTTCGGCGGGGGCCGGTATCTGATCAAGGCGAGCACCCGCTCGGCGGGGCGTGGCTTGAGCGTGGATCACCTGACGATGGACGAGGTGCGTGAGCAGCGGGATTGGGCGGCGTGGTCGGCGCTGTCGAAGACCACCACCGCGCGCGCGAGCGGGCAGATCTGGTGCCTGTCCAATGCCGGGGACGAACAGTCGGTGGTGCTCAACCATCTGCGCTCGGCGGCCGGGGTACAGCTGGGCAGCGACGGTGTGTCGCTGATGGGGGAGGCGCGGGACGCGTCGATCTTTCTGGCCGAGTGGTCCGCGGCCGAGGGCTGCGAGCTGGATGACGAGCGGGCGTGGGCGCAGGCCAACCCGGCGCTGGGGCACACGGTGTCGGTGGCGGCGATCCGCTCGGCGCTGGGCACGGACCCGCCGGAGGTGTTCCGCACCGAGGTGCTGTGCCAGAAGGTGGACCAGCTCAACGGTGCGATCGACCTGGCCGGGTGGAAGGCGGGCGGCGACCCGGTCGGCACGATGGATGGTCTGCGTGACCGGGTCATCGCGTGTGTGGATGTGGCGCCGGACGGTGGGCACGTCACGCTCACCGCGGCGGCCGAGACCCCGGACGGCCGCTACCGGGTGGAGCCGGTGGCCGCGTGGAATGACACCGACACGGCGCGCACCGAGCTGGGGGAGCTGCTGGCGCGCGTGGCTCCGGCGGCGGTGGCGTGGTTCCCGTCGGGCCCGGCCGCCGCGCTGGCTCCGGAGCTGCGCGCCCTGGGCGCGGTGGAGATCAAGGGCGCCGAGGCGAACGAGGCGTGCCAGGGCTTCGCCGATCTCGTCGCGGCTCGCCGGATCCTGCACCCGGAGGACCCGCTGCTCGACGCGCACATCGCGGGGGCGCAGAAGTACCAGGTGGGCGACGGGTGGCGGTTCGTGCGCCGCGGCGCCGGGCACGTCGACGCCGCCTACTCCGCCGCCGGCGCGGTGCATGTGCTGCGCACGCTGCCGGTGGAGAAGCCGCTGCCGAAGCCGATGGTCGTGTGAGGAGGAGCGTGTGAAGGACTCGACGGCCGTGTGGCCGGTGGCCGCGCAGTGCGCCGGGGGCATCTCGGCGGCCCTGGGCCTGTATCTGCTGACCGGGTTGGCGTGGGCGCTGCTGGCGGCCGGGGCGGTCGCGCTGGCCGTCGGGACGCTGGCGGAGATGAAGGGCGGCCGGTGATGGGGCTGGGCAGGCTGCTCACACGGCAGGCGTCGACCCCGGCGCAGACCCGCTCGGCCGGGGCGAACTTCCAGGTGGTCATCGACGGCAACCCGATCAACTATCCGAGCTCGATCTACCGGGGGGCGATGACGATCCCCGGGGCGTGGCGGGCCGCGCTGCTGATCTCCGACCTGCTCGGCGGAGTGCCGTGGGACGCCTACCGGTCCCGCGGCGGCAACCCGATCGAGCAGCTCGACCCGACCCCGCTGTTGCTGGAGCAGCCCGCGCCCCCGGACACCCGCATGACCACCATGTCGTCGCTGGCGCTGGATCTGGTGTGGCACGGCAACGCGGTCGGGGTGATCGCCGCCCGCAACCGCGACGGCTGGCCGACCGCGCTGGTGCCGGTCCCGGCCGAGCAGGTCGGGGTGCGGCGGGTGCCCGACAACGCGGTGGCGCCGCTGCCGCCGGGCACCGTGGAGTACCAGGTCGGTGGCCTGTCGTTCGCGCCGTGGGAGGTGCTGCACATCAAGGGTCCGTGCGCGCCCGGGGCGCTGCGCGGGTTCGGGGTGCTGGAGGCGCACCTGGACGGCACGCTGAACCTGGCGATGGAGCAGGCTAAGCAGGCCGCTTCCATCTCCCGGCACGGGGTGCCCACCGGCGTGCTGAAGGTGTCCAACCCGGACGCCACCGAGGGCGACCTGCGCGAGGCCAAGGAGGGCTGGCTGCGCTCGCAGCGGGACCGCACCGTGGCCGCGCTGAACTCCACGACCGAGTTCGAGCCGCTGTCGTGGAACCCGGAGGAGCTGCAGCTGGTCGAGGCGCGCAAGTTCAGCCTGCACGAGCTGGCGCTGATCTTCGGGCTGCCGCTGTCGTTCCTCGGCGCCGACCAGGCCAGCCGCACTTACTCCAACATCGAGCAGGAGGCCATCAACCTGCTCAAGTTCACCCTCGGCGGGCACCTGGCCCGCTTCGAGCAGACGTTCTCGCAGCACATGCCGCGAGGCACCACGGCGAAGGCAAACCTGGACGCGATCCTGCGGGCCGACACGCTCAGCCGCTACCGCGCGCACCAGATCGGCCTCACCGCCGGGTTCCTCACCCGCGACGAGGTCCGCGAGCTGGAGGACCGGCCGCCGCTGACCGACGAGCAGAAGGCCGAGCTGGACCGGCGCGCGCTGCCGAACCGTGATCCCAAGCCCCACCCCGACGAGGTACCGGAGGTCGAGCCAGCATGACCACCCGCGCGCGCAAGCGCACCACCACCAAGCCGCAGGCCACCACCAAGCCGCAGGCCACCACCGAGCCCAACGCGGCCGAGGGCGCCGCACCGGTGGCCAGCGCGGCCCCGGCGGAGCAGGCCACCACCGAGCGCGCACCGGCGTCGGTGCCGCGGCGCAGCGGTGACGGGCGCCCGGCGTGCACCGCGCACGAGCACGATCCTCGGCTGGCGGTGTGCGACGTGCCGGAGTTCCTGGACAACGCGGGGCTGTGCGGCGGGCACTGGGCCACGCGGCCCGACCTGAGGAAGGGGGCGCGTCGTGGCTGAGGTGTTCACCCGGGCGTTCACGCCGGAGCTGGAGGTCCTGACCCGCGCCAAGGGCGGCGATGGCCGCACCATCGCCGGGATCGCCGTGCCCTACGGGGTGCCGCAGCGGATCAACCCGCACCTGACCGAGCAGTTCGCCCGGGGCGCGTTCAACGCGCAGATCCGGGCCGCCCGGCGGATCCCGTTCTCGCGTGAGCACCTGGTCCTCGGGGGGACGCTGATCGGGCGCGCGGTGCTGCTGCGCGACGACCCGGTCGGGCTCTACGGCGAGTTCCGGGTCTCGGCGACCCCGGCCGGGGAGGAGACCCTGGAGCTGGTGCGCGACGGCGCCCTGGAGGAGCTGTCGGTGGCCTTCCGCGAGGGGCAGAACAAGCGGCTACCCGGTGGCGTCACCGAGCGGATCACCGCGGAGCTGCGGGAGGTGGCGGTGGTGATGGAGGGCGCCTACGGGGAGCTGGCCGCGGTGGCCGGCGTGCGCAGCGCCGCCCCGCCCGAGCCCGGCTCGCCGCGTCTGGACCAGGCGCGGCAGCTGCTGGCCGGTCTGCCCACGCTGCCCGGCGTGGAGTAGCGCCCGACGCGTGCCACCGCGCGATATACTGCGGTTGCTGGACACCGGCACCCCGGCCAATGGGACGCGGCGGCCACCCGGCCTCTCACGGAAGCCGACACCCCCGCCACGTGCACGCCGACACCCCGGTCAATCGGAGCGATGTGACAACGCCATCACCCCGTGACCGGAGGACCGGACCATGTCCAACCCCTACCTCGCCTCGCTGCGCGAGCGTTACGACGGGCTGCGCGAGGGCATCGCGGGCCTGCAGACGCGGGCCGCCGAGGAGAAGCGCGACCTCACCGAGGACGAACTGCGCAGCATCACCGAACAGGCCGAGCAGGCCAAGGCCCTGGCCACCCAGATCGAGGACCTCACCGAGATCGAGACCCGCAACCGCAAGGTCGCCGAGCTGGGCGCCCAGCTGCTCACCACGACCACGGGCCAGGACGGCCAGGACGGTGAGGACACCACGCAGTCCCGCTCGCTGGGCGCCGCGCGCACCCAGGACCGCGACCCGGGCCACTACACCCGATCCAGCCAGCACAGCTTTTTCGGTGACCTCTACCGCTCCCGCGTCTTCGGCGACGAGGTCTCCAGCCGGCGCCTGCACGAGCACACCCGGGCCCTGGACACCGGCACCGAGGGTGTGGGTGTGGTGCCGCCGAGGTGGATGACCGACGAGTTCGAGACCCTCGCGCGGCAGGGCCGGGCGCTGGCCAACGCGGTGCGCAACATCCCGCTCGGCGACGACCCCCGGCCGATCACGCTGCCCAAGCAGACCGCGGGCACCGACAACGTCGTGGCCGAGCAGGCCAACGAGAACGACCCCGTCGATGGCACCGACGCGTGGGACTCCGATGTGGACCTCGTCGCGCCGAAGCCGACCGCGGGCAAGCAGACCGTGTCCCGGCAGATGCTGGACATGTCCAGTCCCGCGATCGACATGCTGATCTACGGCGACCTGATGAGCGTCTACAACCTCAAGGTCGAGCAGAAGGTCGGCGGCGCGGTCATCGCCGCGGCCGGGGCGCCGGTCACCGCGTTCGCCACCGAGGCCGAGTTCGCCGCCGACGCCGCGGCGATCGACGCGGTGATCGACACCTCGATCGCGGTGCGCAACGCCCGCAAGCTCGGCGCCAACGTGGTCGCGATGACGGTCAACCGGTGGGGCAAGTTCAAGAAGCTCAAGGACGCCAACAACCGGCCCCTGATTCCGGTGTCGACCTACGGGCCGCAGAACGTGGCCGGTATCGGCTCAGTCAACGTCGACGGCGTGATCGAGGACCTGGCGGCGGTGGCCACCGACGCCATCGGTGACGGCGTCACCTACCCCGAGTCGGTGGTGGCGCTGCGCTCCACCGACACGCTGCTGTTCGAGTCGAACCTGCTGCGGTTCCGGTTCGAGGAGCAGGCCGGTCCCGAGTCGGTCGTGCTCGGCATCTGGGGCTACACGGCAGTGATCGTGCGCCAGGCGGGCAAGTCGGTGAAGCGGTTCCAGATCACTGCGGCGAGCGTCTGATCATGGCGTGGCCGCCGACGCTGGACGCGCTCAAGGACGACCTTGGCAGCGAGTACAAGCAGGGCAGCGACCGCGCTGACAGCCAGCTCGAACGCTGCCTGGACGCCGCGGTCAGGTTCGTGCAGCGGGTGCGGCCGTCGTTCGACTACGACGGCGACCCGCTGTCCGACCTGCCCGCACCGACGCCGGACCTGGAGCTGGGCACGATCCGCTTGGCCGGGCGGTGGTACATCCGCCGCCGCTCACCCGACGCGCTCATCGCGATGGGTGAGCTCGGGTCGGCGCGGGTGCCCAGCTTCGACGCGGACATCGACCGGCTGCTCGGCATCGGCCGTTTCCGAGGGGCGGTGTTCGCATGAGTAGCAGCGTCGCTGAAGCCGCGCGGCGGCTGCTGGCCGCCGTGGAGACCGTGGACGAGCTGCGGGTCTACCGCGCCCCGGGCGCCAACGTCGACCCGCCGGCCGGGTTCGTCGGGCCGCCGCGGCTGCAGTGGGAAACCGGCTGCCCGGAGCCGACCACCGCCACGTTCGTCGTGATCGTGATGGTCGCGTCGAACGAGCGCGTGCTGGAGCAGCTGTGGGAGCTGGTGCCGCGCGTGTCCGAGGCCGTCGACGAGCTGCTGCCCGAGGCCGCGGTCACCACCGCTCTCCCGAACATGTTCACCACCGGCAACGGCACCGAGCTGCCGTCGTACGAGATCACCGTGGAGGTGAGCCTGTAATGGCAGCGCACAACAGGCGACTCAAGCAGATCCTGTTCACCATCGGCGCGGTGTCGTTCCAGTGCCAGATCCGCACCTGGAACCTCGACCCAGGGGTGCAGGACGGTGACCGGCAGTACACCTACTGTCCGGACGGCGCGTTCATCGAGGACACTGACGACGAGCCGACGCTGGAGCTGACCGCGTTCAGCGACTGGCGCTCGGAAGGGTTCAGCGACTTCCTGTGGTCGCACGCCAACGAGGTTGTCGACTTCGTGCTCGACCACCACCCCGACATTCCCGGCGAGCACGTGCGCTGGACGGGCAAGGTCAAGATCAAGCCGGGCCCGGTCGGCGGGGACGTGCGCACCACCGAGATCACCGAGGTCACGCTGCCGATCATCGGCACGCTGGGCGACGGCCTCGACTACGAGAGGGTGGCCTGAACATGGCACGCGAGATCGTGGTGACGCAGAACGTGGTCGACGAGGGCCTCAACCCGGTGTTGACGGCCCCGACGATCGACGGTGACGTGATCGACACCGGCCGGGTGCTGCTGTGGGTGGACAACGCGGGCGTGGCCGCGCGCACGGTCACCATCCTCACCCCGGTCACCGTGGACGGCCTGGAGCTGGAGGACCTGGTCGTCACCGTGCCGGCAGGTGAGCAGCGGCTGATCGGTCCACTGCGGCCCTCGACGTTCGGGCGGCCGGTCGGCTCCCCGGACGCTGGAAAGGCCTATGTGGACTACGACGACGTGACCGACGTGGTGAGGGGAGTGTTCGGCCTGTGATCGAGTTCAAGGTCCGGCCCGAGGGTGGCGAGCTGTTCGAGGTGACCGCGACCACGCGGGACATCCTGAGCTGGGAGAAGGTCACCAAGGGCGCCTCGCTCAAGCAGCTGATGGAGAACCTGCACACCGCCGACCTGTACAAGGTGGCGCACTTCGCGGCGAAGCGTCAGCAGCTGTTCACCGGGTCGCTGCAGGAGTTCGAGGAGACCTGCGATCTCGAGTTCGAGATCGAGGAGGAGGGGCAGGACCCTACCCCGTCGGCACGCTGAGCCGCACGCTCGTCGCTCTCGCCGTCGAGACGGGCATCCCGGTCAGCGTCTGGGCCGACGAATCCGACCGCGACATCATCACCGCCGTCCATCTGCTGGAGGAGAAGGAAAAGGCCGCCTCACGGGGCAAGGGCAGATCCGCCGACCGTGAGCCCGGGGCCGGAGGCCCGACAGGAGACATGCAGCTGTCGGGCTAGCCGCGATCCGGGAGGTGACAGGGAATGGCCGCCAAGCAGGGACTCACGGTCAACCTGTACATCTCCGGGTTGCGGCCGACGCTGGCGGCGTTCCGCGAACTGCCGAAGGACGCCAACAACGAGCTGCGGGACCGGTCGCGGGAGCTGGCCGAGACGCTGGCCGGGCGGATCCGCACCGCGGCGCAGGCCGAGGGCGGCCAGGCGGCGTTGCTGGCGCGCACGGTCAAGGCGCAGCGCGACCGGGTGCCGGTCGTCTCGGCCGGGGGCACCCGCAAGCTCGGCCGCCACCGGGCACCGGCGTGGGCGCTGCTGTTCGCCGCCGAGTTCGGCATGAACAAGCGCTCCGGCTGGTATGCGCGCCCGCGCTACCGCGGCTCGTCCGGGCGGCAGTACCCGCCGCATTCCGGGCAGGACGGCTACTGGTTCTTCCCCACCGCCCGCGAGTTCGAGCCCGAGATGGGGCGGCAGTGGCGGCAGGCCGCCGATGCGATCATCCGCCGGTTCGCGGGGGTGGCGTAGATGGCTGCCGGGGAACGCACGATCCGCATCCGCTTCGACGGCAGCGTGCGCGGCCTGGCCCGCGCCGTCAAGGTCGCCACCGCGCAGCTGCAGGGTGTGGAGAAGCGCGTCGGGGCCCTGCGCAAGTCCACCGCCGGGTTCACCCAGGGCGTGAACAGCTCCGTGCGCAGCCTGGTGAAGCTGGCCGCCGTCCTGTCGACTCTGGTGTCGGGGTTGAACATCATCGGCGGCCTCAGCGCTGCGATCGGCGCGATGTCCGGGGTGCTCGGGCTGCTGCCCGCGGCCGGGTTCGCCGCCGCGGGGGCGCTGGCGGCGGTCAAGCTCGGCGCGGACGGGATCACGCGCGCGTTCGAGCGGCTGACCCCCACCCTGGACACGCTCAAGACGCGGGTGTCGGCGACGTTCGAGCGGTCCCTCGCGCCGGCCGTGACCGATCTGCGGGCCGTGCTGCCGCGGCTGACCGGTGGTATCCAGCAGGTCGCGGAAGCGCTCGGTCGTGCGGCGTCGCAGTTCACCGGGATGCTCAACACCGGGGCACGCACCGAGCAGCTGCGGCTCATCCTCGACAACACCGCGCAGATCATCCGCAACCTCGGCGCGTTCCTCGCGCCGGTCGGGGCCGCGTTCATCCGGATCGGCGCGGTCGGCTCGTCGGTGCTGGCCACGATGAGCGACAACCTCGGGGCCGTCGGCGAGCGGTTCAACGCGTTCGTGCAGCAGGCCGCCGACGACGGCCGTCTCCAGGCGTGGATCGAGAACGGCATCGCCGCGTTCCAGCAGCTGGGGCAGATCGTGGGCGACATCGCCGCCGTCGTGCGCGCGGTGTTCCAGGCGCTCAACGACGCCGGGATCGGGCTCGGCGGCACCCTCGGTGTGATCACCGGGCAGATGCGCGCGTTCGTCGAGTCCGCCCGAGGGCAGGAGGCGCTGCGCGCGCTGGCCGAGGCGCTGGGCACCGTCGCCTACGCGGTGGGCACCGTGCTCAACGCCGCGCTCCAGGCTGTCGCCCCGGCCATTCCCGGGCTGGCCTCGGCGTTCGCGCAGCTGGCCACCCAGGTGGCGTCGCTGCTGGTGCCCGCGATCCAGCTGGTCGGGCCGCTGCTGGCCGGGCTGGCGGGGTTCCTGGCGCAGAACATGTCCTGGCTCGGGCCGCTGGCCATCGCGGTGGCCGGGGTGGCCGCGGCGATCCGGGGCGTGACGCTGGCGGTGCAGCTGTGGCGGGCCGCCGTGGTGGCCTACACGGTGGCGCAGTGGGCGCTCAACGTCGCGCTCAGCGCCAACCCCATCGGGCTGATCATCGCCCTGATCGCCGGGCTGGTGGCGGCGTTCGTGGTGCTGTGGAACAAGTCCGCCGCGTTCCGCGGGTTCTTCATCGGGGTGTGGAACGCGATCAAGGCCGCCGTCGCCGCGGTCGTGTCGTGGTTCCGCTCGGCGTGGAACGCGGTGTGGAACTGGCTCACCGGGCTGTGGCGTGGCGCGGGCCGGTTCTTCGGCTCCGTGTTCAACGGCGTCCGCAGCGTCGTCGGCGGGGTGATCACCTGGTTCCGCAACGCCTGGAACGGCGCTGTCAACGCGGTCCGCGGGTTCTTCTCCGGGCTGGCCGGGTTCGCCTCCGGCGTGTGGGACGGCATCGTGTCCGGGCTCAAGGGCGCGCTGAACATCGCGATCGGCATCCTCAACGGACTGATCAACGCCGCGAACTACATCCCCGGCGTGAACATCTCACCCATCCCGCAGCTCGCGCGCGGCGGCACCGCCCGGGCCGGGATGACCTACCTCGTCGGCGAGCGCGGCCCCGAGCTGTTCACCCCGGGCCGCACCGGGCGCGTCACCAACGCCAACACCACCGCCGAAGCCCTCGGCGGTGGGGCGCAGACGCTGCAGCTCACCCTCGACCTCGGCGAGGGCATCCAGCAGGCGTTCGAGATCAAGCTCGACCGCCGCGACCGCGCGATGGTGCGCGCCGTGCGCGCCGGGACAGGGGGTGCCCGATGACGCTGACCGCGACCTACGATGCGCAGCTCTCCCGCGTGCGGCTCTCGGCCGACAGCCTCGGCGGCGCGCTCGCGGTGCGGTTCGAGCGGTCGACCAACCAGGTCACCTGGTCGACGGTGCGCGGGGGCGCGGCCGTGCCGGTCGAGTCCGGGATCGCGGCGCTGGACGACTACGAGTTCGCCGCCGACGTGGTCAACCACTACCGCGCCATCCCCTCGTCGCTGACCGAGGACTTCGAGTCCGACATCCTCGCTATCACCATCGACAACGGCACCTCGGATGCCGAGTGGATACGAAGCAACTCCGACGCATACAGCGGGATCTGGTCGCTGCGCTCAGGCACGATAGTTGGTGACCAGACCTCCGACGCCGTGGTGACCGTGCCCGCCGGGGCCACCACGCTGGACTACCAATACCGGATCTCCAGCGAAGACGGGTTCGACTTCCTGCGGCTGTTCGTCGATGCCGCCGAGGTCACCCCGGCCGCCTCCGGCGAGGTGCCCTGGACCGCCCACGGCACGGTCGACATCACCGGCGCGGCCACCGTCACCTTCCGCTACGCCAAGGATGGGTTCGTATCCGCGGGGCAGGACGCCGCGTGGATCGACCAGCTCGTGTTCGGCGGCTACCCGGTGCAGACCGCCTCGCTGACCCCCGCGCTGTCGAGCGTGTGGCTCAAGTCGATCGCGCGACCATTCCTGAACAGGCCGGTCACGGTCACCGACTGGTCCGACATCGAGCGCCCGTCCCGCAACGGGGTGTTCACCGTCGTGGGCCGCTCGGTGGCGGTCGCGGTCACCGACGTGCGCGGCGGCCGGCAGTACGAGCTCGTGGTCACCACACCCACCCTGGCCGACGCCGACGACCTGGACCTGTGCCTCGCCTCCGGGGATCCAGTGTTCGTGCATGTGCCCGGCGACCCGGACTGTCTGGTGCCGCGCAGCATGTACGCCGTCGTCGGCGACATCTCGATCGAACGCCACTCGGCCAAGACCCGGCGGCGGTTCTTCCGGCTGCCGCTGACCGAGGTCGCCGCCCCCGGCCCGGACGTGGTGGGCGCGACGATCACCTACCAGGGCGTGCTCAACGCCTTCGCCACCTACGAGGCACTGCTCGCGACCGAGCCCACCTACGCCGACGTGCTGGAGCGGATCAGCGACCCGGCCGAGGTGATCGTCCCGTGAGGCCCGTCTCGCCGAAGTTCCTGCGCGTGCTGCGCGGCAGCCACCGGATGCGCGCCCGCGCCCGCATCGTGGCGCCCGGTCAGACCGGCACCGACCCCGCCGGCGTCGAGGTGCCGATCCTGACCGGCAACGTGGTGCTCGACGCCACCGCCGACGTGCGCGCCACCCTCGACCTCATCACGCTCACCGACTGGCCCCGCGGCGCCGGCGGGCTGGTCGCCCCCTACGGCGCCGAGGCGTTCGTCGAGCGCGGCCTGGTCTACGGCAACGGTGACACCGAGTGGGTCAGCCAGGGCTATTTCCGGCTGTATCAGACCGAGCAGCAGGACGTGCCCCGCGGCGCCATCCAGCTCGCCGGACGCGACCGCATGTCCGGCATCGCCGACGCTCGCCTGCTCACCCCGCTCCAGTTCGCGACCGGCACCAGCGTGCGCGAGGTGTTCGAGTACCTCGTGCAGGAGGTCTACCCGACAGCGAGCATCGAGTTCGACTTCGACGCCGACAACGCCACCCTCACGCGCTCTCACATCGCCGAGGAGAAGCGCTACGAGTTCCTGCGCGACCTGGCCACCGCGCTCGGCAAGACGATGTTCTGGGACCACCGCGGCGTGCTGCAGGTCCGCGACGCACCCGACCCGACCCGCCCCGCCTGGGAGGTCAACGGCGGCGAGGGCGGCGTGCTCGTGCAGATGTCCCGCACGCTGACCCGCGAGGGCGTCTACAACGCCGTCGTGGCCACCGGGGAAGCCCCCGACACCGAGAACCCCGTGCGCGCGGTGGCCTGGGACGACAACCCCGACTCCCCGACCTACTGGAACGGCCCGTTCGGCAAGGTCCCCCGCTTCTACAGCTCCCCGTTCGTCGAGACCGTCGAGCAGGCCAAGGCCGCCGCCCGCGCCCTGCTCGTCAAGAGCATCGGCCTGCCCTACAACGTCGACCTCACCGCGATCCCCAACCCCGCCCTCGAACCCCTGGACCCGGTGCAGGTCCGCTACGACAGCGGCACCCGCGCCGAGACACACGTGCTGGAACGCCTCACCCTGCCGCTGCTGGCCACCGAGGCCATGACGGCCACCACCCGCGAACAGACCCTCATCCGAATCGGGGTGACCTGAGCATGGACACCGCACACGAACTGGCCGGGCTCATCGCCATGGCCGGACGGTTCGGCCCCGGCGGCAACCCCGCCTCCGGCGGTGGGGACATCGGCTTTCACCAAGGCGTGGTGACCGCGTGGAACGCCTCGACGGGCGAGAACACCCTCACCGTCGCCGGGGGAGTGGTCAACAACGTGCCCGTACTCACCACCGCCGACTCCATCATGCTCAACGTCGGCGACGTGGTCGGCCTGCTCCGCTTCAAGAGCACGTACTTCATCCTCGGGCGGATCGCCCCACCCGGCGGCGGGGCGGCGATGAGCATGCGCACCGGCGAGCTGTCTGCCACTGAAGGGCTCTCCACCGGCAACAACGACCCCACCGGCACCTGGGTGGACCTGGCCACGGTCGGCCCGGTCGTGCCCGATGTCTACATCGGATCGTCGCGCCGGTGCCTGGTCCTCATCGGCTGCGCGGTGCGGGCGAACAACGCGTCCGGGTTCATGTCGTTCGAAGTCTCGGGCGCCTCGACGATCGCCCCGCCCAAGGCCACCGGACTCGGTGTGAACAACCACCAGAACGGCGGCTCGACGGTCTCGGCGACCACCTCCGCGGCGCGGCTGCTCGTCGCCGAAGACGGCCTCAACGAAGGGTTCAACACCTTCACCGCGAAGTACTGGTACACGGTCAACAACAACGGCACCGGCTGCGAATTCGAAGCCCGCTCGATCACGGTTTTCCCGTTCTGAGAAGGGAAGGACGACATGCCCGCAACCCCGAACTACGGTCTTCCCTACCCGGCGCTGACCGACCCGCCCAACGTCCCGGCCGACGTGCAGGCGCTCGCCGAGGCCGTCGACACCGCGCTCGGCAACACCGACAGCGCCGCCGCCGCGCTCGACACCCGCGTCGACACCCTGGAAAGCGCCGTCACCAAGGGCCGCTGGGAGCGCGTGGCCGTGCTCAACGTCCCGAACTTCGCGGTCACCACCATCACCTACGACACCACCGTGCGCGCCAGCCCGGACGTGACCCTCGATGCCGGCGGGCAGACGTTCACCCTCAACCGGTCCGGCTGGTACCGCATCTGGGCGCGCATCCGCATCAACGGCGGCAGCACCAACGGGACCGACAAGGAACGCCTCCTCTGGGTTCAGCGTGTCTCCGACGGCGTCACGCTCGCCATCGACCAAGGGCCGATGAGCCTGGCCGACACCTACCACAACGCCTACACGGAGATGTTCCTCGCTGCGAGCACACAGTTCCAGGTAAACACCAACCAGCAAGGCACAGTCGCCGTGGACGGCTCGTCCATCGTCCTGACGGTCTGCCGGGAGGGCGACTGATGAGCGAGCCCGTCGTCATCGCGCTGATCACCGCCCTCGGCGCGCTACTGACCGCTGTGCTCGTGGAGATCGTGCGCCGCGAGCGTGCGCAGCGCCGCACCGACGACACGCTGCGGGGCCTGGCCGGGCAGATGAGCCCGAACGGCGGCGCGTCGATGCACGACGCCGTCACAGAGATCCGCCGCGACGTGCGCGAGATCAAGCGCCAGCAGGGCCAGCAGGGCGAGCGCCTGCGGGCTGTCGAGGTCCGCCTGTCCGACCACCTGAACGCGCCGAGGAGCTGACCATGGCCAGCAAGACCTAGTGGGCCCGAGCGCGGGTTCGGCGGCGGCACACAGCCACCTGGCGTCACCCTCGACGAGAACCCGGCCGCCTTATGCCGCGGCGCTACCGCGCGTATCCATGTGTGATCTCGGCCTGCGTGGCCCGAGATTCCATGAGTGGATCAGGGAGTTCGCGAGGTCTCTAAAGTCCGTCGTCGCCAAGGGGTAGTTCAGGATTCGTCCAGGGTCGTCGCTTTTCCTTTGTACGCCAGTGGAAGCTCCAGAAGCTCCGAGGCCAGGTCATTGAGGAAATCGCGGTCTGTCTCGTCGGCCTCACCGGTCAACAACTCGCCCAGTGCCTGCGCGTAGAGCGCAGCCCTCGTGCGGTCGATCACGATCGGTCGACTGACTTCATCGACACCGCCAAGATCAGCGACAAGCGTGTGGTGGTCGATCGGGTTGCCGATCGGGTCCGTGGTCTCGACGGTCACGTAGTCGTCCGGTGAGATCCCTGCAGCACGCGCATGGTCAGCGAACCGGTACAGGTCGCCGAAGGTCACCTTGTCGAGGTCGAGTCTGTGCATGAGGCCCATGGCGGGGTCCTCTCGGTGTGGGGACGGGTATCGAGAGGGTAGCGGGCTGGTCAGGCATCCAGTCGGAATCAAGCCAGCGTGGCGGACCATCCGCAGAGGCAACCCGGCGATTCATGACGACATGGGTCTGCAACGCGCTGCCCGCGTGCGAGCCGCCCCGGCCGACTCCACCCCGCCAGCGCGTTGCCGCTACGTCGACGCAGTTACCCGGCGCTCGTCTCGCGCGTGGAGGGAGACCGCTGGACGAGCACCGTGCCCGCCAAGGCGACCAGCCCAATCCCGACCAGCGACCACGACCACAGACGCCTGGTCGAGATGGCGCTCTCGCACCGCTCCGCGCCCTCGTCGCTGAGCGTGAACGACCCCGTGAACGACGTCGGGTCGGTGTAGGTGGCGCTCCAACCGCTGCCGCAGGGCGTGCCGGAGGCGGTGCTCACCGGGACGGTGAGCCCGGCCAGCCCGATGAAGAGCAGGAGTCCAGCGACGACACCGCTGAACTGGCGAATGGTCATGAGTCCTCCCGGAGCTGTCTACGCACAGAGTCGTCGGTACTGCGCCCACTGTTACGGAGGCTGACAGTCGTAGGGTGCTGGCCTCGGGTCGATGAGCGTGCGGGATACTCTCCGCTCTCCGGCCGGTCGAGGTTCGTATCGCGATGAGGCGGCCAGCGGCGGTCACTCAGGAAGGTGAAGCCACGCGGAAAGCCCCGAACACGCCAACGGCGAGCGGCATGGTCGTCAGGTGAGCCTTCTACCGCTGCCCGAGTACGAGCCGCCGCCGACCGAGACGGGCCCGGCTCTGTCAGGAGTTCGCTGCGACGTCGCTGGCAAGCCGCGCAAGCATGGCTCGGGCCTTGTCAGCTTCGGCGGCGACGGTCCAGAGTTCGTCGATCACTCGGTGATACAGCGCGATGTCGGCGGGGTCCTCGGCAGTGATCTCGGAGTCGATGGTCTCGATGACGACGGCTCGGTCGTCGAGGATCCAGAAGCCGTGCATGGGGATGACGGGCGTGGGGATGCCTTGCGGGACGATGCCGAACCGCACGGTGGATAACCCGCACACGGTGAGCAGCCGGTCGAACTGTGCGGTCATGACCTCGGGGCCGCCGACCGGGTAGCGCAACGCCGACTCGGCCACGAGCAGCTCGATCGACCGGTCCGGGTCGTAGAGGACCTGCTGGCGTTGCATCCGCACCCGCACGGCCTGATCCACGTCGGGGGAGGAGCCATGGAGCCGCGCGTGGATGGCGAGCACGCGGCGGGCGTACTCTGGTGTCTGCACGAGGCCGGGCAGCAGGGCGAACTCGAAGGCGCGGATCTTGCGCGCGGCCAATTCGGTGTCGCGCACCGTTTCCTGCCGCGCGGCGTGCCCGGTGCGCAGCTGGCGGCGCCAGCTCGCCGCTTCGATCCTGATCTCACGGAGTTCGTCGAGCAGTTCGGCCGCCACCGAGTCCGATGCGCCGCTGGCCTCGCACCAAGCGGTCACGTCGGCCTCGGTGGCGGTCTGTGTGCCGGTCTCGATCCGCGACACCCTCGACTGTGGCCAGCCGAGCTGGGCGGCGAACTCCTTGCCGGTCAGGTACCCGGCGCGGGCGCGGAGCTTGCGCAGGCGGTCGCCGAACGCTGCCCGGCGGCGGTCGATGTCCGTCACATGCTCCTCGTCAGCGCAGCTTGGCCAGGTAGGCCTCCAGCGTCACGGCGTGTTCCTGCGCCAGGTCCCGCCACCTGCGGTGCTGCGCCACCGCGTCGGGCTCGGTGATGATCTCGGCGCCGGTCATGCCGTGGCCGCCGAAGTGCATCCGAGCCACGGTCCGGTCATCGAACAGGCAGAAGTCGTAGTCGGGCATGCCCAGCTCGCGAGCGCGGCTCTCGGTCATGATCCGCACGTCCTCGCCTGCGTCGATGTTGGCCGGAACGATAGTCAATCCCCAGCGCTGATACTCGGTGGGCGGCTCGTGGCACAGGCGCACGCGCTGGAACGACCGGCCCGCTGCGGTCGCGGCCCGCAGGATGTCGAGCCAGTCCGCCAGCCAGGCGAGGTCGTCCGGCTCACCCGCCTGCCAGCGACGGAACGGCTCCGCCTCGCCTGGCTCGTGGTAGGCGGGTTGGGCCTCCCAGCGCCACACGCTGCGCTCGAAGTCGGTGTAGAGCTGGTCGAACTGCTCGACCGACACCGCTTCGCCCATCGGCTCAGCGCTCCTGCCGGAAGTAGCTCAGCAAAGCCTTGGGGATCTCGACGGCGGTCTCGTGGTCAGGCAGCCCCCGGCGGCGCAGCTCGGCGAGCGCGTCGGCGTCGGTGACCTTGTAGCCCTGCACCACGTAGGTGCCGCGATCGGTCTCGAACGCGCTCGGGCAGTGGCCACCTTGGGACGTGGTGCCCAGGAACGTCAGCTTCACAGTGCCTCCTCTGTCGGTCGGAACGGATTCGCATCCTGTCTGCATTCGCCGCGCAACGTCAACGTCCGCGCCGGTGGAGCGCGCTTACTCAGTGTGATGTGCCTGCTCCGATCGAGTGCTTATGCACAAGTAATGCAAGTTTGGTGCGTGTATGCATTGCCAATGCAGTCCGTGCGCGCGACGCTGTCCCTCGTGCTGGAGACCCTGACTCCGTGGCCCGCTGTGGGCCTGTTCCTGGCGCTGACGGTGGCGCCCCTGGTCGCCGTTGTCGCTCGCCGTTGGTGGCATCACAGCGTCACAGCCGCCTTGCTCCGCGACCAGTTCCGCCGCCCCATCAAGCCCCCGGCAGGCGCGTCCCGTCCCCCAGCACAGCGCGCCTGCCGGGCTCCAGGCCGGAGGCCGCGCCGGTGAGCACCGAGGCCATCGCCCTCGACCGGCTGGCCGTGCTCCGGGAAGCGGGCTGGCAGTTCCTGCCGGTCATCGACGAGGGCGGTGAGCTGACCGAGCTGCGCGGCGTGCGCGCCTGGCCCACCGGTCACGCCGACGCGTTGCTGGTCCGGGATGCCACCGACGCAGCCGGGTTGCGTTGCGACGCCAACGGCGGTGTGGTGTGGCAGCGCGAAGGCGGCCTGCCCGAGGTGATCGACGGGCTCCTGACCCTGCCGCCGCCGGACGCGCCCGGTGCGCCCCGGCTCGTGCGCGGGCGGGCCCCGAACGGGCTGTGGGTGCCGTAGCTGGCCCCCTGGCTAGTCGGCGGCTAATGTCGAACGCATGTTCGAGAAGCGGGATCCGAAGCCGGGCATGGTGTGGAAGCTGACGCTCAGGGGCGCCGAGAAGATGATCAGCCACCCGGCGCCGTTCTACGCGCGCACGGTGGCCGAGTTGGACTGGGTCGACGGACGGTGGGACCTCACGATCGACGGCTACCTCATCGAGGAAGTGCCGGACCCGATCGACCGAGCCTGACCGCCGGCTTACTCGTTCGGGTAAGCGACAGACTCCAAGGCGGTATGAGCCTTAGTCTGTCGTCAACCGGCCTTCCTAACGAAGCGCCCCCGACTGTGGCTTCTGCCGTGAACGGTTGTCCTGGGGTTCCGTTTCGCGTCGCCCTTCGTCACGAAGCGACCGGTCACAGCGCTACGCGCACGGCTACGTGCGTTGGCAAAGTACTTGTCGGGGTCGCGCAGCATCTCCTCTGCGCGCTTGACTGACGGGCTCTTGTCGATCTTCATCGCGTGAACCTCCGTACGTCTATCGCATCAGCTTTGCGGCTGGTTATCAACGGAGCGAGCCGAAAATCAGGAGGACGGAGGCCCAACCAACTGATCTGTCGCCTTCGCGCTCGACAGGGCCAACGCCAAGATCGATGCGAGCATCTGGACCACGGCCACGTCTTCGTCGGTCAAGCTGCCGGGGTCGTCGGCGTCCACGGTCAACATTCCGTATGGCCGGGTGGACCGCACCGGCACCACCAGGAAGGTCCCGTATTTCGTGCTGGTTGCGCTCGGCTGCCAGTTGCCGGGTTTTTCCTTGCTGAGATCCGGCCATAGCTCGGGGGTATCTCGAATGAGGTTGTTGATCAGTTCGTATCCCCGTCGATTCTTGCTTGTAAAGCTGGTTGACGGCTTGGCGCCCCGTCCGAAGTGCTGGCGCGGGACAAGCTTGATCTCGTCCGGCGTATCGATGACCATCTCGTACCAACAGGCACGCGCCTTGTTGCCGGGATCGCATACCTTCGCGGCGGCGGCAAGGACGAGGCTTATCGCCCCCGCCTTCAACTCGCGACGCTTCTCTGGATCGTCACTGCAGCAGCCTTCCACGACGTACGAGATGACGGGTAGTAGCCCATCTGTCAACGCAAGGCGCATCTCCCCGGCGGACTCGATGACCGCAGTTTCCGCATCCTCGGCGCGTCGCTCCGCCTGCACCGACTTGGCTGCCGGGACAGCAAACCCCGCCAACGCGATCACGGCGAGCAGGCCGGTAACCACCCACCGCCACCAGCCGTCGGTAGCGGTGAGTAGCGTGTTGAGCACAGGTGCAAGGGCGACTGCACCTGCGCCAACCCACAATGATCGCTGGGCAAACCAGGCGGCGACCCGTTCGAGCCGACGATCTTCGGGGTCTTGCACCGTGGTCATGACGTGGAACTCTCCTGCCGTTCGGGCTTCGTTACATTCGCCTGGTGACGTGGCACCCAGCACGCCGCAGAGCAACGGTGAGGGGTGAAGGCGCGTGCGAGAAGCGCAACCCAGTTCACGACGGCAAGGTAGACCAGCACCGGAACGCCCGTCGCCGGAGGTCTGTCCCGCGCGTCCAGGGGTTAGACCGCAAGTTAGGTCGGCGAGACCGAGTTAGGTTTGTAACTCGAAGAGTTACCCACCCTCGCACCCCTGGGACCTGCGAAAAGTTAGGAAGTTAGCCGAGTTACCCCTCGTCTCAGGCCCCACCGAATCCGGCCTGAGAAGGCCGCGACCGGGGGCGGCCGACGACCTAACTCGCGTCACTCGCCGTCCTGGGCACGGTCCGCCAACGCCGCGCGGACGGCGGCCGGGTCGACCGGCCACCGGTTACCCGTCGAGGAGACCTTGACGCCCTCGGCGGCGAGCCGGTTTCGCAGCGCCTTGCCGGTCAGCTTCCGGTATGGCAACCAGTCCGGCGCATGCTGGGCGAGCAACGCGGGCACGTTGGCAGCCGGGACCGGCTCGTCCCCGAGGACGTCGGCCACGTCCTTCAGGAGATCCCGGCTGGTGATCAGGGGTGCCTCGTCGGCGGCCGTGGTGCCGCGCTCCTCCATCGCGGCCACGGCCCGGTCGATGATCGGCGTGATCTGGTCGTTGGTGCGGGACACGTCGATGAAGTACACCTGCACGATGTCGGAACGCTCGCCGGTGAAGCCCTTCACCACGGCGGTGCCCTTGTCGGTGCCCGGGATCAGCTCCGTGGCCCGGTGCCCGGCCGAGTACGCACCCTGACCGAGCAGGGCGTCATTGGCCACGTGGTCGCCCACGGCGAAGGCGATGCCGTTCGAGCAGTTGCGGGTCACGTCGCGGGGCATCGAGTCCTTCGTCGGCGCCTGAGTGGAGACGATGAGGTGGATGCCGCGCTTGCGGCCCAGCCGCACGATGTCGGCCAGCAACCGGGAGATCTCCTTGCCGTAGGTCGGGTGCTGGATGGCCACGTGCGCTTCCTCCAGCAGGCAGAACAGCGGGTGCAACCCCACGTTCTTGCTGGCCAGTTGCCGCGTCACGACCGGTTCCTCGAACCGGATCAGCAGCTCACCCCGGGTCTGCACTTCGGCGTGCAGCTCCCGCAGGTGCGCCAGGATCTCCGCGATCTTCTCGTCCTCGGCACCCATGACGTAGCGGGAGCAGCGGGGCCGGAAGGCCTCGAAGTCGAAGTTGGCGTCGGGCACCCAGATGCGCAGCTCCACCGTGGAGTCCAGGGCGGCCCCGGCCATGATGACCCGGGCGGCGGAGGACTTGCCCTGGCCGGGCATGCCGCCGGTGATGGTGTTGCGCTCCATCAGCGGTGCCGTCACCGGCGTGCCGCGCAGGGTCTTGCCGAAGGGCACCCCCTGGAACACGTCGACCGTGCCGTCCTCCAGCAGCGGGTAGTCACCGGCGCCCTCGGCCAGGGCGCCCTTGTCCGCCACCCACAGGTCGAGGATCCCGGCCTCGGCCCCGGTGGTGGGCCATACCTCCTTGGCCAGCCGGTGCAGGCCGGTGGCCAGGTCGGCGCGGCGACGGGCGATCTTGTCGGCGGTCACCCCGGCTGGCAATCGCACCACCGCGTGGGTGCCGCGTCCGTCCCGGCGGGCCGGGGTGAGGTACTGCAGCGGCAAGCCCTGCTTGACGTAGGTGGTGACCTGCGGGATGCGCAGCGCCTCCAGGGCGCGGGCGATCGTGGTCTCGTCGATGACGATGTCGTCGGCCTCGCGAGCAGTCGCCAGCCAGCCCGGCGGCCGTCCCCGGCGGCGACCTTCCCGCCACGCCGCCAGGAGGGTCAGCAACGGCGCGACCATCACCAACGGAGTCCAAACAAATGCGACGGCCGCGATGACCCAGCGGATGACGTTGAGGGTCCCGACCAGCACGGCGGTGAAGCTGCCCTCCCCGGACAGCTGGACGAACAGGCCGACCACGAGCACGAGGGCCACCAGCGCCGCCAGGCTGCCGAGTACTGCCTTGGCGACTCCGGCGAGCATCTCGGGCAGGTCCTTCAGCCGGTCGTGCCGAGCCTCGGTGGCCCGCTCCTTGCGGTCGACCCACTCCGCCAGCAGCTCCTGGTTGCCGGAGGCCTCGGCGGCGCGGATCTGCCGCCGGTAGAGCCCCAGGGTGGAGGCGTCCCAGGCGCGCTTGGCCCAGGACTCGAAGCCCTGCGTCACCGTCAGTCCGTGCCGCAGCACCGCCTTGCCCGCCTGGCGCGACCGCTCGGCGCGCACCACCTTCACCACCGTGACCACCGGGGTCGCCACCCGGCGCAGCACCACCTCGCGCACCAGGCTGGTGGTCGGCTCGTCCTCGACGATCTCGCCCTCGATGGCGGCGTCCGGCACCAGCTCCTTGCCCGGTGCCTCCACCAGCTCGGCGCCAGGCTGGTGCTCGCGGTCGTCGTGGTGGGTAGCCATGGTCAGCTCCCCGCCTCGGTCACCAGGTGGATGGGCGGTGGGTGGCGCCGGTCGGCCACCTGGCGCAGTACCTGGCGCGCCTGGTTCTCGGTGATGCACAGCTCGCGCGCCAACCTGGCGCGGCCGACCTGGCGGCCTTCTTCTTTGCCCGCCGCCACCAGGTCCGTCGCCCGGTCCACCAGGGCGTCGTCCACCTGGCGACCAGGTGCCTGGCGAGCCTTTCGCCGGGTGGTGCGCGGCCGGGTCGCCCCCTTCTTCTCACCAGGCTGGTGCACCTGGTTTCCGATGTCCTCCAGGCTGGTGTCGGGTGCTGGCGCTACCTGGTGGTGTGGCTCTGGTTCGCCAGGAGGCCCCACCTCTGGGGCCGGGTTCTCCACCAGCCCCGGCACCCGGTGGGTCGCCAGGTTGTCGGCCTGGTGTGGCACCTGGCGTACCAGCCGCAGCACCAGCTCGAACGACACGGCGAACGCCAGGGGCGGCCAGGCGGCCACCAGCCGGGACACCAGGTCCGGTTCGGCTGCCGCCACGTTCGCCGCCAGCGACACCAGGACGCCGACGATCAACGCCGTCCACGCCAGCCAGGGTGTCTCGCCCCGGCTGCGCCGAGCGTTGACGATCACCAGGGACGCCACCACCAAGAGGCCGTCAACCGAGAGCGGTACCAGGAACGCCAACCACGCCTCGCCGTGCGCCGCGGCCAACTCGCGCATGTGCGTGTAGGAGGCGATCGCCGCCACCAATGCCACCAGGGCGCCGGACACCAGTCCGGCCGTGCGGGTGGCGCGTTCTGCCTGTAGTGCTGACATCGTGATCGCCGAGTCTCCAATCAGGTCACCAATAGGTGTGTGCTGACGGTCGTCGGCAACGTGTGCAGCGACCTGACCCGGCGCACGGTCGCGAACGGCGACGAGGTGGTGAGCTTCTGGCTGCGCAGCAATGAGCGGCGCTTCGACCGGGAGACCGCGCGCTGGCGGGACGGCCGGACGCTCGCCGTGCGGGTCACGTGCTGGCGGCGCCTGGCCGCCACCGTGCGGACCTCGCTGGCGAAGGGCGACCCGGTCATCGTCAACGGCAGGCTGCACACCAGCACGTACGAGGCCGAGGGCACGGTGCGCGCCGTGCCCGAGCTGGAGGCGCTGGCGATCGGGCCGAACCTCTCGTGGTGCACGGCGAGCGTCACCCGGCTCGGCCGGAACAACGCGGACGGCACCGCGGGCGGCGAGCGGAAGGAGGTGTCGGCGGCGTGA